TGTTTATTGAGGGTGGTGAATGATGAACCTCTATCGATGGGGGTCCCGTGCCCTTGCTGAGTGGTTTGATGGTGATATCATTGTCATGGCGGAATCCATTGAAGAAGCCAGACAGAAGGCCATGAATTCCGCAACACAATTGCTCTCTCCCCAGACCGCCAAACGCATGCGAGACGATGTATGCACTGAGCCGGATATTGTTGGCTCCCATGTTATATTCATTAGAGGAGCTGACTAATGCAGTGGCCAGAACCCATTTCTCTCATCATGCGCGAGGTACTCGAACGCATGAACGTCGATCCGAGCGATGTCAAATTGCTGGTGGAGAATAATTTCCTGACCCTGCCGGCAGAAATCCGGCAAAGGACCGACCCCGGCCCGTGGATGGAAGAGCCTGACGTCATTGTCTGGAAAGATTGCGGTACTGGTTATCTTCTAGCGCTCTCGCGGGGTTTTTCGTTCGCTTTGAACGGATATGTCTGTCTTCCGAGAGGAAGCATTCTGGATGATCTCGACTATGACGAGATCGGCGAGAAGATTGAGTTCACAAGGCCTCTATCTTATTCGGCAGATTGTTTCCCGTTTGGCGGTGCCGCAGTCGAGGATTCCACGGTTGTTGGTTTTCACTGCTCCGAAGGTTACGACTTCTGTCCGGCATATTACATGACCGAGGCCTATGCGGGAATGAGCGCTGAGTACAGGCCTACGATTAGGCACTATCGGGATGTGGCGTATGTCGCCACTGAATGTCGCGCTCTCGCTTCCCAGATCAAGAACCTGACAACCAGATACGCCATCGGGTAACCGGAAATATTTGGCCGCTATCTGGGCTAAGGACAGGATAACAGGAAATATCTGTCCTATACACAAAGGCCGCGCTCATGGCGCGGCCTTCACTATTTCAAGACGGATGGCGGAAGATCAAGACCTCGCCGGAGTGCGTTGATCTCGTCCAGTTCCCTTTTACATTCCTGCTCGACGTCGGTCGGCAATTCTGCGCCCGGACCCATGAGAAGCTCTGGATCGCAGCTCATGAGATATAGAGATTCCCGGTATTCGATAGTCGAGTAGAGCTGAGCGTAAGTCTCTGCAGACGGCCCTTCCGGCTCCGACGGCGCACACGCGCACAGGGTCGCTGCACACAAGACACTGGTGATATATTTCTTCATGACAAACCTCCTTTCTAAAGTCAGGTTATCCTAACTCTGGTTTGTCAATTTTCCGTTTCCAGTATCGGTGAAGATGCGCCGAGTTGAAGCGCTTCAATGGACTTCGCCAGGTCTTCCCGACCCAGACGAGCCAGTTCCTCAACAGCACGCCGATGACGTGTTTCCCACGTCTTGCGCATGATCCGCTCCTGGGCAGCCTCGTCCTCTGCGGCTCGCCGGATGGCTCGTTCGGCGTCGAGCGCCTGTTCAAGCTCTTCGATGCGATCGAGGCACTCTGTCTCATTCTGCCGGATGCGATCAAATCGAGCCATCAGGTCGGTGTGGGCCGCTCCTGTCGCCTCGTCCAGGCGACTCTTGTCTTCCTGCCATTTCGGAGACAGGTTCTTGTAGGCCTGCCACAGGATCATGCCGGCGACACCCAGAAGCCCGACCAGTCCGCCAATATTGCCGAGAGATTCGATATCAAGAGATTCCATGTCAGTAATCCATAAAATAGGAGCCGGCCAGAATTGTCTCAACATGATCCCACTGGATCGGAAGGCCTTTTTTCTGTCTCGCGCCATTGAGACCTTCGTAGACATCGAATGAGACAAGCTCACCGTCTGTGGGGATCACCTTGGGCATTGTTTTCTTCAAGCTGTTGACCTGGTCTCGTTTGCAGAGAAATTCAGCGACAGGAATGCCGCGAACCTTCTGGACGATTCGGAATATCAGTCTGTCTCGTGGGGTGGGCATTGGCGATTCGCGGAAAGGAGAATGAGGATCAGGGCTTCAGGTACTTCGAGAGGCGGGGGGAATCGGTCGTCGTGCTTCAGACCGTAGTCGGTCAGCGTGAAGATATAGGCCAGAATGTTCCGTTTCTCAGCGTCTTCGAGGTCCTCGAAGGAGAGTTCGTCATAGTATGTCTCGGATACCATGATACGTGCTGTATCGATTACGTCGTCCAAGGTGTCGTAGGTTTCCTGATCGGTGTAGTTGAACTGGAAATCCTGCAGGATGTCTCGGCAAACTTGATTCCACACAGTCCCCGTATCCGGAGTTATGTCATCTTGCACAAGAGCGCAAACTTCGGCGAAAGTGTCGAATGATTGGCTCAGGTAGAGGTATGCGTCTCCTGCAGAGAAGACCGCGAACTTGTGGTCTTCGTCCCGGATGATCAGACGACCACCGACACTCGCTGCTGCGAATTCCTCGTCGTCAGCGCTATATATTGTCCACCTGTTTCGGGAGGAAGATGAGAGTTCCACTCTGTTTTGCCTCTGTGCCAGAGAGGCCTCGCAACAAGAAATTGCCACAGCGAAGGTAGGCTGTCCAATTCAGGATGGCTGAAAGGATTTTCGGTTTTCGACAAAAACAATAGAAATAGAGCGACTTTCGACGTGATTTTACTGTTTTCGACAAAATGAAAAGACCTGAGAGTTTCCTCTCAGGTCTTCCGGCATCCTCATACGGGGCGCCACCCCGCGTGATCGCAGCTTGAAAGGAAAGTCGGGCCGGGCCGACCATTTCCAGACTATATGCGAAAACACATCAGTTGTCAAGGACTTTCGGTGTCCGGCTGATGACATTGAGCCGGTACTCGTTGACCCTGTTTTGCCTCGGCTTGATCTCGACACGAACCTCGATCTCCTCTTCGTCGACATCGATACGAAACTGCCTGTTGGAGAGCATTTTCAGTTTTCTTCCAAGCTTGATTTTCAGTGTCTGCTCGTTGTTTGCCACAACAAAAGGAACCTGCTGTTCGGCAATGACGGCGAACAATCCTTCGGCTCCTGCGCCCTCTCCGCCGCCGATCTTGAGCCACTCGTCACCGAAAAGATCCCACCACAGATAGATAAATTCGTCCATGGGACCGCTCTCGCTATCCGAGGAGAGCTTGAGCATGGATTCGTTTTCCATGAAACCGTCGACCCCGATGGATTCCATGATTCCGCCCATGACGGCGGCATAGTCCTCATACGAGGCCTTGGTCTTGGTCGATTTGGGGCACCCATCTGAAATCCACGCCTGGCAGAGAATGAGGCAGGCGTGGACGAGTCTGGTGCGGTTTCGGGCGACCCATTCAAGAAGATGTGTGTGCTTGAACCCCGTCCGGGCGGTGGGGTCTGATGTTTTCGGGTCGAGGTGAATGAGGAGCATGCGACGGATCATCTCAGATCGCATGTCGACATTGTTCCCGCAGACGATGAACTGGTTGCGGATCGGAAACTCGATGGAGCTGGACTGCCCAAGCCGGCGGTCTTTCCAGAACTGCGACGTGACGACGGATGCGAAGCTCTGGCTGTCAATGGTCCTGTCGACATTGTCGAGCCAGAAATAGCGAGCCCCTTCGGACAGAGACGCCGTGATCGTTTTCCGGAATTCCTCTTCACTGTCGGGAAGTGTCTGTGCCTGTGGCTCACGCCCGGAGGAGATGCGCAGAATGGCGTTGATAAGAAGCGTTGCACCCGTACCTGGCAGAGGCTTGTCCACAAAGTAGATCGGCGTCGGGCCGTGGATCATTGGGCGAACAAAAGGCTGCAGAAGCATTGCGAGTGCGTGGCACCTCGATGATTCTCCTTCCGTGTTGTCGTCGAATGGGAAATCGACGAACACATTGTCCATGATGAAGTCGAGCGCCTCGAAGACTTCCTCGTCTGTCGGATTCACAGGGATGTCTGGGTAACTCCCGGCGTCGGGGTCGTCGAGATAGTACCCGCTTTCATTGTAACCCGGTTCCATGACGAGATCGCCGTCATCGGTATAGAAAGGCGTGGAGACGATTTCGTGGAGGATGGGAAGCCTGTTTCTGGCATTATCCGAGGCCAGCATGGTGCGGATCACGGCGTCAGGTGGAGCAGCTGTCTGATCTCCTTCCATTGTCAGGGTCTTCCAGTGACAGGAGTGCGCGACAGCATCCAGGAGATCGTTCGTTCCGACAGACCGTTTGGTCTTGCCTGACAGCATCGTCTTGAGCCGGACGATCTCGCCCTGGTCAGACCAGAACATCTGTGGGTTGTCCCGCTGCTTTCGAAGAAGCTTGGACCAGGCCAGCCGGACCTGCGTGTCGAAGCTGGTCTTGTCGATATAGATCACGCCCATTTCGGCGCGCTTCTCGTATTCTTCCGAAAGCTTGTCGGCTTCCTCCAATGCCAGCCTCTGTCGCGTTTCCTTGTAGTTCTTGTCCATGTCGGCACGGGAGAGACCGAGCCTCTTGGCCATGGTCTTCATAAGCTCGGATCGTTCCAGAGTGGAGTACCGTGTCTTGCATATGGCGGAGATGATTTCTTCGGCGTCCGCGATTTCCCCGGCCTTGAGCCCGTCTATCGCTCGCTTGATGTCCGTCTTTTCAAACAGAACAAGCGCTTTCTTCGCCTTCTCCTCGCATTCCTCGTCGTCTTCCGCGACGATGAAGACGTAGTTCTCGTCTGTCAGCACGGATTCCGGGAACCACTCGTCATCGAGCATCTTGGCCAGAAAATCCAGCCTGTCGTGTTCCCGACAGGAGTCATGCCGGCAGGTAGCGATGAATCCACCTTGATCGGATTCAGACCCGTTGATGACCATGAATGCTCGGTCTTCCGGATCTCCTGCATTCGAGTGATCTTCGTCGAAAGGACACTCGATCTCCATTCCCTGGTTTGAGGAACAGGAGCCTCGAACCTTGTCGGGGACATGGTCCCTGACAGCATCAAGGATTTCAAACCCGTCCGCGTAGATGGAGGCCCATTTCTTGAGGGACATTCCTTCGATCTGACGGGAGGCGCCTGCCAGATGACTGCCAAGCTCCTTCAGGGCAGCAAGGCCTTTTCGGGTCGACTTGATTTCAGGAACGGAATTGAAGTCCAGAAGCTCGCCTGCCACGAGGATGATTGAAAAGGCCGAACCCTCTGCGTGTGACGGGAGATAGAACAGGCGGGAGGGGTCTGTACAGCTCTCATCCATGCGCTCGATGCCGAGCATCTGGGCGAGTCCGCGCAGTTTGTCGGCGAAGCGTTCCAGGCGCCTCTTGTGGGGTTCGGACGGGAGGGAAAATGGGAAGTCTTCCGCGAGCGGGATGAACACTCTGAATTTCGGCAGCGGGTTGTGATAGAGGCGCCATGCCGGCTTGTCCGTGTGGACAAATTCAGGCTCCGGAAAGTCGCCCTCGAAGACGGACTTGTCGATGCCCTTCTTCTCTACCCAGTAAAGAACAAGCATCTCACGGGACGGAACGGCGTCGTCTTCGTCCAGATCGCAAAACTTGATGACCACATCCTGTTCCGCGTCGGAATAATTGGCCAGGTGAGAGTGCGTCGTGTAGATCAGGCCGCAGACATTGTTGTCGAGAAGCGCGTCCTCGATGTCTTGCGGATTCTGCCCGTTGTCGACATCGATTCCGACCATGGACGCGTAGTGCATGGCCTTCTTGGATCGTTCCGAGCCGTGTCCGAGCACAATGCACGGCCCGTCCTTTGGCCCGACCTTGTGGTGCGACAGGGTCGATGCGAACAGATTTCCAAAAGTCGTCGTGCGGGGAATCCAGCGGTCACGCGACAGTCGGGCGCCGTTCGGAGAGTAAAGCATGGAGACTTCCCGGTCCCACACGCTTTTGTCGACGACGCCGACGATTTCGGCGTCGTTCAGTGTCTCGACTTCAATTTCTTCGTAATTGGTGTCTGTCACTTTCAGCCAGTGCAGAATACATAGTCAGCGCGCTCCCTGCGTTCGACGATGTATCCGGTGATATCGGCCTCTGCTGAGGTATCGACCAGCCTGATCATGATCCTTTCACGGTTTCCATAACCGTTGCAGTCGCCGATATAAATCGCGCTGCCTCGTCTGGAATCTGAGATGTGAAGGTCTATGTCCGAGAGGACACGACTTGATGTGAAGCTGGCCTGGTAGCTCATTTGAGCGGCCAAGAGGATTGTAGCGAGTGGGGCTAGCATGATGATCTCCTTTCTGGTTTCATGCTAGGAGAAAACTTCAGTTTGTCAACTTTTTTCCATCAATCTGGACAGTTTCTGGGAAGGCGTCAGACCTTCTATCTCTGAGGTCCAGTCGTCTGGGAAATCCGCGATGTCCTTCGAGACGATCCCGAACTCCTTGGACTGTCGCCACCGGTCGGCCTGTGCCTTCCAATAGAGGACAGATTTTCGGATATCTTCCGGAACCCGGTCGTCTTCGATGATCTCGGCGATCATGCCTAAGGCTTTCTTCTGGCAGACGCTTTGTGTCTCGACGTAGCGGAATTGGTCGTACACACCGCGCAGGAACGATACGATCAGCGCGAGCCTCAGCCTCTCCTGACCCTTGATCGACGCATTGGACAGGGTCAGGTAGGCCTGTTTGAGCATGGACTCCGGCGTTCGCTCAAACCGCTTCAGGCCAAAGGACCGGGTCTTTTTTGTTGGGGTCTCCATAGTAAGGATTACCCAGCTATGGGGAAGTATTCCGGATCATCCGAGGCCTGGTGCAGGGAGATGGCGGCGATCCTTGCTCCTGTGTAAATGTCGTGTTTCGCGGCCATTTGGATAGCCGTGATCGCATCTGATCCTGCAGCCATTGCGCCCAGAGCGAAGGAGGAACCGGACCCGGAGGCCCAGTATTCTACATTGGAGGGATAGAAATGGGGAAGGTGAACATTGCTGGAATGCCACGCAACACCGTTCTGGTCGATCCATAGGAACTCGGACATATAGGTATCGTCCGGATCGATTTTTGCCATGATTGGAATTTCGTCTTCCGGCATCCCCCGAGAGATCCACTCAAAATACTGGAATACCTGCCAAGGACAACCTGTCCCGCCGAAGAGCATTTCGTCAACACGACGAACCTTGAGCACAGTTCTCGCGCCTGTTTGATTCTCACCTGTAACCTGCATGTCGCAAGCGAGAACACCGTCGCGATAAGCGAGTGTGGACATAGGGACTCAGTTTTTCCGGAAGAAAGAGGCGGCAACGCCGACTACGAAGGCGAGGACGACCCACGCCAAGAGGAGGATGACGAAGCCAAGACAAAGCGCCGGAAAGATATAAATCGGGAGAAAAACGAGCCACCACGGGATGCTTGTGAAGCCGAACAGGTTCGCCGCGAACATGATGAGTGTGAGGCCGACAAGGAAGAGACCGGCGCTTCCGGTCTTCTGCACAATAACGGTTGGGTTCGGCGCAGATGAAGCGTTCAGTCGGGACAGGTTCATCTTACATTGGCTCTCCTTTCAAGGGATTTCGGGCTCTGTGACAGGTTGAACCTACCTCAGAGCCCGAACAAAGGCAAATTCGTGTTGGCCGAAACCGTCTCAGGCGTATTCAAGGTCCATCGTCATGGCCTTCGATGCCGGCGTCTCGTCGATATACTCCTCGGTCGTCGACAGACAGGCGTGTCCGAGCATCAGCTGGACATCCCGGAGGGTCCCACCATACTGGTGTACTGTCTCGGCTTTCTTCGTCGCCAGAGTGCGCCGGCCAGAGTGAGACGAGACGCCGGAGAACCCACAGTCGCGATAGAACCTGCGGAACCACTGGACCATCGTGTTGGGGGACAGTCCGTCCTTGTTCGGCTTGGGCGAGTGCACCACGAAGGAGGACTGACCCTGCTGGGCGGCGTGAAGTTCGACGAGCGCTTCGACGATAGGCTTGGGAAGGGACAGAGTCCGCTCTCGACCGTTCTTCGCGATGTCGCCGGACACCCAGACCTTGCCGGTCATCTTGCCCTCGGCGTCGAAGACATGGCGGTCCCATTCAAGACCGGCGATCTCGCAGGCACGCAGGCCGAGACCGAACGACAGATGCAGGATCACGACATCGCGCTCCGGCGTGCGGGTCTGGCGTGCCTGTGAGAAGCAGAACCGAATCTGGTCAGGGGTGAGGCGCTTGGCCTTGCGTTTGATGTGGGGGGACATGGATATCTCCTTTCATTTGCTGCGATAGGAGACATATTGTTTATTCCCTTCCTTTTGTCAAGTTATTTTCTTCGCAAATTCGGATCGATGGTCCCGTCAAACTCTTTAACGTCCACCGAGGTAATGAATCTGTGAACCGGACAGTCCTTGTGCCATGCCATGAAAGGCTTGAGGTCATCTCCGTGATAGAAGCAGATTGCATCCGCGATGCGGATGTTCCTGCAAATGCAGGTTTCCTCGTCTTTCTCTTCGGCCATGTTCGCTTTTCCTAGCTTGACATGGTCATTTTATCATGAAATGTTATGTACTCCTAACTTTGAAAGGCAGGTTAAATGAAAGATGCACTCTGCTGACATAACCAAAGAGTCCTTGGCGCACGCTCAAGCCTTGATCGTTAAACTGGAGTCAGAGCGAGACGCTTATGCGAAACGCTACAGAGCGCTCGAACATGCTCTCTTCAAGATAGAGGACATCTGCGACAACGAGGAAGACGATCCGGTAGGACTCCTGGACGAAATCCGCGACCTGGCTTGGACAGCGACGCGATATGAGTGACCTGAAAGCCTATGCTGTTACCGAACTCGATGAAGGAACAGGTGACATCTATTTCGCCAAATCCAATCTCGAAGCTCGCAAGATGGGAGCGGCTGAGTTCAACGGCGATGAACTTGGCGGACTCAGGTGCGTTCGTGCGCCCTGGGCGGACGACTATGCGAAGATAGGTCAGGTTCCTTATATTGAGAAAATAGATGCGGGATGGTGGGCCGAGTGCTTCCACAGTGGCGCCGTTGTTTCCTCTGACGGGATAAGTTGGGGAGATGAAGAAGCCTTTCCGGTAGAGCCCCGCATCGGAGAATTATACGCCACACCAGAATATATGTGGAAACACGACTTGAGCAAAGCTGTCTCTCGCCAGATCGAGGCAGTTGCCAAGCATCTCATGGCCGAGGAACTCAGGAGGCGGCTTCCGGACGCCAGACCAATCCTAGGGTCAAAAGCACTGGATGGCTGGCATTTCCACGCCTCCTGCGGGAGTGATTTCTCGTACACGATTCATCAGGCGATCATGTCTTTCGCCTGGCCAGGCGCGTCCAGAGGATGGGCTTCCATGACCTTCCGGGAAGGGAAGGATGATTTCTCTTTTTGGGTAGCTGGCGGAGACCGGGACAGGTTTCTGGAGTGGGTGAAAACCCAGAAAGAGAGGCGCCACGCTTAAATATGGCGAGTTTAGGTCCCTCCCGCTTCCTTTTCTTCCGAGACGACGACGGAAGACTGCAAATGTCTTCGGAAGAGGAGCATGCGCAGTATCTCAAGGCTGTCAGATGCTGTGGGTCCTGCGCGGCGCATAGAGCCCACCCTTCCTGGGCAAACAACGCGCCGTATCTTCTGGAAGCTCGTAAAATCTACGGAATTCGATGTCTCAGAAAACCCCCGAGAGTTCTTGATAAGATTTTGGCATTTCTTTGTCGGATGGTGTCGAGATGACCTTTCCGATGACGGTCACGATCCTGGAATGGGCAGCCTTCTCGGCCTCGATCATGTGCAGCTTCGTCTACGGCTACAGGACCATAGCAGGCCCGCTCATCGGGGTCGTGACCGCAATTCTATTCATGCTGTTCGGCTGGGCATCAGGAGTCCACGCCGCCATCGCAGCCAACATCATCTTCCTGATCATACACACCCGAAACGGGTGGAGAATCATGACCAATGACCCGAAACGGCAGACTGAAAGGACTGCCAAGGAACTGAACCGTGTTGTCGACCAACTGAACCACTGGAACCAGGAAGACATGGACTTCGCAAGCGAAGTCGTGACACGATTGGCTAAGCTTTGCCACCAAGCGAGCTTCGACGCCGGATGGTGGAGTGACATCAAGACAGGCGAACTTATGCCGCCAAGTGTGGCGTTAAAGACCGTCCTCATTCATTCGGAGATATCCGAGGCCATGGAAGGCGACCGGAAATCCCTGCAGGACGACAAACTCCCTCATCGCTCCATGTTTGAAGTCGAACTGGCGGACACTGTCATCCGAATCTGCGACATTGCGGGGCGGCTCGGCAGGAAGTTCGGCTCGTACTTCGTTTCGTCAGGCCGACAGATAGCGGGCGAGGTCGTGGGCGATATCGGAGAAGACCTGTGCCGACTGCATTACCATACCTCCAGGGTGTGGCGTGAGCATCGAGTCCATTTGTCGTGTGGAGCGGATTCTCCGATGTACACTGGCGCCGTTTTGAGCGAACTCGGACAGCTCCTCTACGCAGTCTGCGAAACTGCGCAGTTCTACAAGATCGATCTCGGAGGCGCGGTTGCCGAGAAGATGGAGTTCAACGTCAATCGTCCCGATCACAAGATCGAGAATCGGCTGAAAGGAGGCGGGAAGTCGTATTGAGTTCCCGTCGTGAAATGCTCAGCAAAGTCACTGTCAAGTCACCCAGGCGGGTGGACCTCGTCTTCGAGGCGTTTGATTTCAAGATCAGGCAGATGGAGAGAGACGACCAGACCCATCTGTTCGTTTCCTGGTACGATCCGAAAGGCGACCCGACCGTTCGCAAATCAAAATCCTACAGCAGCGTCGAGTATTCCATCTCCGTAGAAACAGTCGAACCAGATACTCAGCTGCCCCAGCCTGGTCCCTACGTGCCGTTCTGAGCATGGAGATCACTTTCGACAAAGGCCTGTTCGTTGCCAGGATACAGTTCCATGAGCGCAGCCAGTTCAAGAAGGCACTGTGGGACTGGAGCGATGAACTGAAGAGATGGACGACCGCTGACCCGGCGAATGTCGAGACATTTACAAACGCCTGCGTCGGTGAAGCCTCCGCCATCATGGAGAGGTATCTGGAGGAAAAGAATGCCGTCATTAGCGAAAGCCGTGCGCTGGATACCGCGTTTGTCGGATTGGTCCCAGAAGGCAAGGCCCTCTATGGCTTCCAGAACGCAGGAGTCGAATACGCACTCAGGCGCAAAGACACGCTGATTGGGGATGATCCAGGCCTGGGAAAGCAACAGCCGACATATTGTAAAGTTTTAATGGCGGATGGAAGCTACACCAGAATCGGTGATCTTGAGATTGGAGACAAGATCGCGTCTGTTGATGGCACAATCCAGACCGTGACAGGCATTTTTCCTCAAGGATTCAAGCCAGCGTATAGGGTCTATTTTCGGGACAAAACCTCCACAGATTGTGGGCCGGAGCATTTGTGGACAGTAACCACCACACAGCGTCGAAGAAAATCAAAAGACCCGTGGTTTACCGCAACGTTAGAAGAACTTTTGAACAGAGGTATAACATTCTCTTCTGGAGGTAAAAATGTAAACAAATTCGAGGTTCCTATTCCCACCCCTTTGAACGCTTCGGATAAAAAGTTTCCAATTGATCCTTATCAGTTAGGTGTAATTCTGGGGGACGGCGGTCTACGCTCATTTCGAGGTGGATGCTGCACTATATCTTGTTTTGCGCCGGATGCCGATGAAATAATGGCTTCGTTTGATCCCAAGACGCAGGAAGAAGCGCTTGAGCAATATGGACAATGCCGAAGATTTTACGTGAGGGGGATTCAACCTGCGTTGAGAGAAGTAGGTCTTTATAGAAGCCTTGGACGAGATAAATTTATTCCAGAAATATATTTCTCAGGATCGGAACAACAACGCCTAAGCCTTCTTCAAGGACTTATGGACACAGATGGGTCAGCATCCAGAAATAGAATAACTTTTCATAGTTCAAATCATCGGTTGGCCAACGATGTCGCCAGACTTGTTCGGTCAATAGGCGGCGTGGGAATTATTAGAGAATATGATCGTCCAGACAAGGAAACTTACGAAAAAGACATACAAGTCAATGTTCGATTAGACAGATGGTGCCCATTCAGGATAAACCGGAAAGCAAACCAGTGGAAGCCAGCTAGTTTCAACAATAGACCCAAGAAAGCTATATGTAAGGTTGAGAGAATAGAGGATCAAGAGCAGGTTTGTATATCTGTTTCTCATCCTTCTGGTCTATACATAACAGATGATTACATTGTCACCCACAACACCACGCAAGCAATCTCAGTAGCAAACGAGATGTTCGAATCTGGTGAACTCGAAGATGTCCTTATTTTATGCGAAGCCTCTCAAAAAGCGCACTGGAGTCGACAGTGGCCAGACTGGACCACAACCGGACTGGACATCGGAGTCGTTGAGCGACGAGTTAGACAGAAGAACAAGATCAAGCGCACTGTCAGCATTATCCCGGATACTCCAGTCACAGTTGTCAACTATGATCTTCTGGGACAAATCCACGATTGGCTCGCCGAACAGCCATGGAGCCTCGTCATCGCCGACGAGTGCCAGGCCCTGCGCAATATGGAAGCGCAGAGGACGAGATATGTCTTCGGAGATGAAGAGCGGCTCATCGTTAAGCCTGCTGGACGTAACAAAGATGGTTCATTCCGCATGGTACGGAAGAGGCTCGAAGCTGTGCGGGCAATTCGGGGGGATCGACGTGTATTCCTTACCGGGACTCCCATCGAGAACCGCCCTCATGATCTCTGGCCCATTATCAGAGCATTTGATCCGGAAGGACTCGGGTCTGATTATGAGTTCTTCATAAAAAGGTACTGCGGCGCCTATTGGACGGAGTATGGCTGGAGCACGAGCGGGGGTACGAACCTTATTGAGCTTCAGAGATATCTCCGCTCAACCTTCATGGTTCGGAGAACGACGCAGCAAGCCCTGCCGGATATGCCGCCAAAGACCCGGCGTCCGTTTTTCCTTCCGGCTGATGACTTCAAGCATGTCCTGAAGAAGTCCGATGATGTCTTCGAACGCAGCCTGGATGCCCTTGAGGAACATCTCGGCCTAAGAGCGGAAGGCGAGACGGAAGACAGAATGTTCTCTGTCTGGGAAGAATTGTACACAAGGTATGGCGACCAGATCGAGGACGCCACTTATGAAGAGATCATGGAGCTTGTGCCCGAAGAGGCGTCAGTCGCCTTCGAGGAGATCGCCAAACTCCGCTCGGAACTGGCGGTAGCGAAGGTTCCTTACATCATCCGACACGTCCGGGAAATCACGGACGCCGGCGAAAAGGTTGTGGTGTTCTTTTACCACAAAGTCGTTGGCCAAGCCTTGAGAGAGGCCTGGGGCGACTCCTGCGGTTATATCGATGGGTCGATCAAGCCCACGAAACGGCAGGACGAAGTGGACCGTTTCATGGAAGACCCGGATTGCACGGCAATGTTCGGGCAGCTCCATGCGGCGTCCAAGGGTTTCACGATGACCGTGGCCCGACGGGCTGTGTTCGGGGAACTGGATTGGCGTCCGGGAACCATGAAACAGGCCGAGAATCGCATCTGGCGCATCTCGCAGGAAAACCACTGCCTGATCGATCACCTGATCGTCGAATCCTCGATCGAGGTTCGCCAGTCTCACTCACTGATCGAGAAGCAGGAGCAAATGGACAAAGCTCTTGATCACGAAGAATCGGAGACTCAAGAATGAGCAAGAAAATACTCTTCCTACCCATCCTCATCTTTCTGTTGATCGGAGGGTGCAGTTACGCCACAAAAGACGTCGGTCGAATTGACACGACGGTCGAACTGACCCGTGATTCCGAACGCGTGTGCCGGTCCAGCGGAGAGAGCCAGTCCTGCGGGTATGAAGTCTACACCGACCAGGGCGTGTTCTCCAACGAAGACTCAATATGGCACGGCAAGTTCAACTCCGGCGACCTACAGGCCTCCTTCGTGGAAGGCGCCACATGCCGGATCACGGCAGTCGGTTTTCGAATTCGCGTCCTGTCGATGCGGAAGAACATCATCAAGGCAGACTGCGTACCCCCGACTGAGTAGTCTGGGGTCGCATTATGTTACCGCATAAAGGCGCCCGTTTCGGGCGCCTTTTTTCATTGACTTTTCGGATTCCTTTGTTACATATCCTCGGACAACAGATCGCAGAGTGAAAGGAATTGTAACATGCGCGCCTACCTCATCGACCCCGTCGAACGTCGAATCACCGAAGTCGATTATGACGGGAACTACAAATCGATCTACAAGTTGATCGATTGTGAGAGGTTTGACTGTGTCAGATTCTCTGACAACGGTGATTGCGCCTATGTCGACGATGAGGGGATGTTCGTCGAGAATCAGAGCTTCTTCAAGATCGAAGGCTATCCGCAACCAGTGGCCGGCAAGGCACTGGTCCTCGGCACGGATGAAGAAGGCGGCTCCGTTTCTCCAATCCTCCCGTTCGCCGAAATATGGCACAAGGTCCAGTTTGGCGTTCTGATTCAAATCAGCGGGAAAGTCTTGTTCAGTGGCGCTTCTGCGTGGAAGATCGCGCAGAACTCTCCTCGCCATAAGAAATGACAATTTCAGCCAACCCAAATTTGCAAGGTTGACATAACATTGGTATGAATTCCTCAACAAGAGGACATGCCAATGGAACCTGTCATCGGTTTACATAAAGGTGGAAAGTTCGACTTTCGTACACAAGGTCATGATGACCTTACACTGCAGATCGTGGCGAAATCTCTTTCCCAGACGTGCCGGTTCACCGGGCATGTCGATGAGTTCTACTCGGTCGCCCAACACAGCGTCTACGTGTCCCGACTCCTTGTTCTTAGAGGGTATCCGCAGTACGCCATGTGGGGCCTTCTCCACGACACACCTGAATCGGTTTACGGGGATCACTCTTCGCCCCTGAAATCCTACCTTCAGGAGCGGACAAACGGCGTGTACCGCCAAGTCATCAAAGAGATCGACGAACAGGTTCTGACCCTCTTTGAGCCCGACCTCTATAACACCAAAATATGCCACTACACGGACGACTGCCGGGAGAAGGTCAAGCACGCGGACTACACCATGCTCTACCTTGAGCGGGACGCTCTGCTTGCCGAGACGAAATACCTGTATCCAGATGGAGCATGCCCGGAATTACACCCTGGTGGAGAAATCCGGGACATAGACCCGTGTTTCGAGCCTTGGAGTTGCCGCCGGGCTGAGCATGTCTTCCTCAAGGAGTACGAAGACATCTGTAATGGGAAGCATCTGAAATTCAAGCGCCGCTACGGCTGATGCAACCCAGGATTTTCTACAACGAGTTCGACGCCGAAACTTCCGACTGGCTTCGCCGTCTGGTCCGGGACGGTGTCGTTCCTCCCGGCGACGTAGACAGCCGATCCATCGTCGAGATCGATCCAGAAGAGTTGAAAGGATATGACCAGTGCCATTTCTTCGCCGGGATCGGGACATGGGCACTCGCCCTGCACAATGCGGGGTGGCCTCCGGACCGTCAGGTTTGGACAGGTTCTTGCCCGTGCCAGCCGTTCTCAGGGGCGGGTAAAGGCAAGGGCTTCGACGACGACCGTCATCTCTGGCCGGTGTGGAACGCTCTCATCTCGGAGCGCAGACCTGGCGTCGTCTTTGGAGAGCAAGTTGCGTCGAAAGATGGCCTTGAGTGGCTCGACCTTGTTCAAGCTGACCTGGAAGCCAAGGATTACGCCGTCGGGGCGTTCGATCTGTGCGCTGCGGGCGTCGGTGCCCCGCATATCCGCCAAAGACTCTGGCTCGTCGCCGACCTTTTCGGAAGCGCACTGGCCGACACCTGTCAGCAAGGCGTGGAAAGAGGGACTGTACCAGGGAGGACGGGGCGGGAAGGTCAGGAACCTCACGCTCAAGGGTGCGGCAAAACTGGCGTCGTGGATGACGCCTCTGTCCGGCACGCACAGGACCGGGGACTATACCCTAGACAGGGGAAACCGGAATCTCCGCCGACTGACTCTCAAAGGTCAGGCGAAGGCGGTTATGTCGGGATACGTGACGCCTTCGGCGAGGGATTGGAAGGATACTCCGGGCATGTCATTGACAGGTCCGGATGGTCGGAAACGGATCGACCAACTCCCACACCAAGCCGCGATTATGGACTTTCCGGTCGGGAAATGTCGGTTCACAACCTACCGGGGCCTGTCAACGGATTCTGGGCAGACGCACAGTGGGTCTACTGCGACGACGACAAGCTCCGTCCTCTTAAACCCGGAATTACCCCGTTGGCTGATGGGCCTGCCGAGCACGTTCTGCGCGTCGGCGGTTACGGCAACGGGATCGTAGAGCCTTTGGCTCGGGAATTCATCAGCACTTACATGGAGTTGGATCGTGCCTGATTTCGAAGTTATGACTATCGGCGAACTGGTCGCGATCCGTGATGCCCTGGAAGAGCATCTCGTTCGGACTGAGCGAAACGAAGAGCGTGGAGAGCCAAACGACCTCTACGACATCGCCACCATCGAGGATATGCTGGAACGTGCCGAGCTGGAGATCGCTCGCCAGGGTTACTGATGGCGGAAGTCACGATCTACCCTGGAGATTGCCGGGAATCCCTGAAGAAGCTGATAGAGGAAGGTGTTCGCGTTCACTCTGTTGTAGCTGACCCTCCTTATGGGCTTGTCAGCATCCAAAAGCGCTTCGGCAAGAAAACCGCATCCGCCGCGAAGACGGACAATAACGATGGTTCGTTTTCTCGTTTGAGCGGCGGATTCATGGGTAAGGCCTGGGACGCGACAGAAATTGAACGCGACCCGGAGTTCTGGAAACTGATACTGGACATCCTGCTACCCGGCGGGTTTGTTTTCGCTTTTTCTGGATCGAGAACCGGACACTGGCAAGCCTGCGCAATGGAACAGGCTGGTTTCATCATGCATCCTATGCACGGGTGGGTGTACGGAAGCGGTTTCCCCAAAGGGCACCGGCCTAAAATCGACGGTTGGGACGGGTGGGCCTACGGAACACAAACACAGAAGCCAGCACTTGAGCCGATTTACCTCGCTCAAAAGCCTTTTAGCGAAAAAACCGGGGCAGCGAATCTTCTGAAGCACGGTGTCGGTGCGTTCAACATTGACGACTGTAGAGTACCATCTGAAGAGGGAAGTCAACGGGTGGACGAACCATCCCAAGAGACCCGCTACACAGGCAGAGGGTCGACCAACTTCGCAGCGAAGCCAGGACCCAGAGGCGGAAGCCCCGAAGGGAGATACCCGTCGAATCTCCTGCTGGATGATTCCGAATGTGTTAAGGCCTTGTTCCCGGAGAGCCCCGGTCAACTCGCCAAGGCCACCACGACCGAGAAAAAGGCGAAAAACACTTATGGGGATTTCAAAAGCGATACAGGACAGGAACCGCGTGGAGATGGTGGATCAGCCTCTAGATTCTTTCACAGATTCCCAGACGCTGCCCCAATCATTTATAACAAAAAAGCGAACAAATCAGACCGGTCCGGCTCGAAACACCCGACTGTCAAGCCAATCGCCCTGATGCAATATCTTGTTCGCCACATTACGCCGCCTGGTGGTGTTGTCCTTGACCCGTTCGGTGGCAGCGGGACGACAGCCGAGGCCGCTATGCGAGAAGGATTTGACTGCCTCCTTATGGAGGCTGAGCCGGAATATGTCGAATTCCTTACGCAAAGGTTTGGTATCCAAAAACAAGCAGGAAAGGAAAGTGAAATCCAGTGACACGCTTGACCGGTTCGACGACACCGGACTCCTGAACTTCGTCAACAAGCAAGGTGGGCAGCGCGCTGCGGCGCGCGTCCTCGGAGTCGCTAGAACGACCCTGCAGAGTCGTGTTTACAGCGCTCAGGAGTCGATCAGAACCACGGCGGCGATTCGGAATCCCCTGATCCAGGAATCCCCGTCGAAGGGCGTCAAGACCTACATCTTCTCTTCAGCACAGGACAACACCTCTCTCAATGAGCGGTGTCTGCGGTTCCTTGAAAATCTCAAAGCGTATGCGGCGCATCTCGGCAACACGGAAATACACATCTCCGGGTTCACCTACCAGAAGGGCCTGTTCGAGGACCACTCGAAGGAAGGCGGATATTACGTCCCTGCGGTCCAACCGTACCTGACCCTCGCCCGTATGGAGATCGCTGACAAGATCGCGTTCTGCGGCGAGATGAATATCCTGCCAACAGCTGTTCGCCCCTTGTCAGGGCTTGAAACATACACGCGGCACATGTGGGGGGTGTTCCCTCACCCCAAGATCGCGCTTGAGAGTGTGGCCACGCCGAAGTTTGCCCCCGCCAAGCAAATCATGACGACGGGCTGCATCACGCCCCAGAACTACGTCCCCAAAAAAGCAGGCCTGAAGGCACAGTTCCACCATGTCATCGGCGCCCTGATCGTCGAGGTCGATGCGGACGGGGACGTTTTCTGCCGGCATCTTATTGCAGACAAGAAAGGCGACTTCCAGGACCTGACGACTGTGGTCGAGGAAGGAGTTGTTCAAACAGGTCGCCGGGTACACGCGGTCAATTGGGGCGATATCCATATCGAGAAGATGGACCCGGTCTCCGCGAAAACCTGCTGGGGTCTGACGTCGGTCATCGAGACAACTCCGACCAACAAGCCGAGAGAACGGTGGGAGATCGACACAAAAGGGTCGATGCTGGACACCCTGCGGCCCTACTTCCAATTCTTCCACGATACCTCGGACTTCACGCCCCGGAATCATCACAACATCTCCGATCCGCATTTCCGGTTCGAGATGTTTTCAAAAGACACCGACAGTGTCGAAGACGCCCTCTACAAGGCTGCCCGGTTTCTGCAGGTTACCCAGAGACCGTGGTGCGAAAGTGTGGTTGTCGAAAGCAATCACGATCTGGCTTACCTGAAATGGCTTAGAACGAGCGATTACAGGACCGACCCTGTCAATGCCCTCTTCTTCCTAGAAAGCCAACAGCGCGTTTATCAGGCGATCAGGGATGGGGATTCGGACTTCTCGATCTTCGAGTGGGCGATGCACCGCCTTGTTCCCGAAACACAGGAATGTGTGTTCCTCCGAGAGGATGACAGCTTTGTTATTCTTGGGGATCAGGCCACCGGAATCGAGTGTGCCATGCACGGCCACCTCGGGGCGAATGGCGGTCGTCCATCCCCTGCGTCATTGGCCAAGATTGGGCCGAAGTTGAACGTGGGGCACGTTCATTGTTTCCCGGCAGGATACAAAGCCAATGTGCGCGGCAAGGGTTTCACTGACCTTGCTGAGATACGAAAGGGGGACCTTGTTTCCGCCTTCAATCCCGACACGCAAGCTAACGAATGGACGCGGGTTATCGACACGCCCAAAGGCACCTATTCGGGGCCACTTGTGTCGATCCGCAAGGCAGATTCTCTTCACCAGGAGGTCACTGACCGACACTTCCTTTTTCTGAAAGACGGGTCCTACCTTCCTATCTCTGACGCCATCGTTTACAGGGACTCTCTTGACGTACCGGTCTGCGCGGAACCAATGGTCTGCAACGACGTGGAACTGGATATTTCAGACACAAAACTTCGCCAGATCGTCGCTGCCGCAGCCGATGGCAGTCTTTCTACTACGCGAAACAGTATCGTGTTTCATCTCAAAAAAGACCGTAAGAAGCAGCGCGTCGTAGAACTATTCGGAGCCAGTTTGACAAGGAATCCGACGTGGCAAGAGACCGCGAAGGCACACAAGGCCATGGTGTCTGCGTACAGTGAAGAAGCCAAGTACCTCAGTTCCGTTTTCGCTGACGGGAAACGACTTCCTTCCTGGTTTGTCAATCTCTCCGATCGTCAAGCAGAAGTCGTTTTGGATGAAATTAGGTTTTGGGATGGAGTCTACGACACTGGGAGTTCTGGCAGGCAGTTCTCTACCTCGAAAGAGCCGGAGGCTTATCTGGTCGCGTCCCTCGCCAATCGTTTGGGATACCGGACAACTTGCAAGAAGATCGATAGCCGCGACAACAGGTTTCATGTCTCGTGGTGTGAGTCCGACCACTTCCGCCCGACTCGGGCTTGGAACATAAATGACAAGAGGCGTATTGACGATTGGGGCGTCCGCACCCGTCAGGTTGAAGACGAAACAGTTTTCTGTCTGACCACTGAGAGTCAGAACTTCTGGGTTATGTCTCCCGTTACAGGACAGGTGTCTCTGACGGGCAACAGTCCGTATATCCGTGACGGCGTCTACGCCGCCGGCATCGAGGGACTGCTCGACCAGGGCTACAACAAAGGCGCTTCCGGGTGGGCGCAAGCTGAAATCATCACCTACGACAATAGTCGTCGGACTCTGGTCACTCGTGTCGGGGAAAAGTGGAGGGCTGCTCGGTGATCGTCAGATACAAATGCCTCGGCGGACCCAAGAACAAACAGTACATCGAAGACCAGGGTCCGAAATTCCAGTTCATGGATTCCCGTTCCGAGACCCATACCTATGCCTTCGACGAGGACCGTGGTGTCTATGTCTGCCAGACGAAGGAAGAACCCAAATGGGATTTTGACTTCTACGCTGTGGCGGCTCCGGAACTCCGGATGTCCAAGATCGTGGCGGAGGCGCCGATCATACGCTTCGGAGACGCGGATGTCCGGTTCCTGACTCTGGAATGGATCATGGAGTGGGACTTGGTCGACAGCAGTTCACACCTCATTGATCTTGAGTTCATGACTGTCCAGACACTCAAGGGCCTTATTGGCGGTCTGCGCGACCCCAAGAACTCTCCCCGACAGTGGCGCGAAGGGGAGCGGGAACTCGCCTTCCAACGCCGGCAACCACCTGTAACCCCGGAGGACGTCGCTGAAGAGGCTGCGTTCTTGGAGAAAGGAAATGAAACCGACTGAGTTCGAAGAACAGAATTGCGTCCTCCGAGGCCCAGAGGGCGAAGACGTGGGCGACCTTCCCTGCCATGTGGGTGCGGATTGTGTCGTGTCTGTATGGACCCCGACGCGGGAAGAACTCGCCGAGATCAATGCCACCGGGCGAGTCTATCTTATGATCATGGGCCAGACTCACGCACCGGTGTTTGTAGCTGGGTGCAAGGACGACGTGTTTTTCGAGGTGTCGGAAAATGTGGCGTAACCTCAATCCAGGAGTCTACACACTAATGGCTCTCGCAGTGTTTATCAGCATAGCACTCTTCGCCGGAACTGCACGAACCAAGAAAGATTCTGAAGCTAACGTCTATCCTCTCGGATGGGTCGATCTGATCCAACTTGAGAATGGACAGCAGCTTGGATGTGTTGTTGAACCGCGCCCGGAAGAAGAGCGGGTCATCGCCCATTGCGCTCCGCTCCGCCCGCCCGTTGAATCCTCTCCACATCGTCGAGTCCCTGACGACTCCATCTGATCGATGCCGATTAAAACCTGCCCTGTATGTGGCTCTAAATTCTCAAATGGTCGGTCCGATAAGATATATTGCTCGAACCTATGTGGGCAGAGAAGCAGAAATCGAAGATATGCCTCTGCTCACCCGGACAAAATATTAGATAAAAGGGAGAAACAAAGAACGGAGAACAAGGTTCTAGGCATGCTGTCCAGAATCAAATACACGTCAAAGAAGAACAACATTCCGTTTAATCTTACCCCCGATGACATACCTTTTCTCCCTGACAAATGCCCTGTTCTTGGCATAAAATTAAACTTTAGAAATGGCAAAGGATGGAAGAGAGATAGACCTAGCATAGATAGAATCCGCCCTGAATTAGGATACATAAAGGGAAATGTAAGAGTCATTTCTGCTCGGGCGAATCTCTTGAAAAACGATGCCACCGTCGAGGAACTGGAGGCTGTCTTAGAAGACCTCAAGAGAATAAGAAGAGATGATAAAGACAGCGATATTCGACCTTGAAGCAGACGGATTAAATCCGACGCGAATCCACTGCCTACATATCCGGGACAGGGAGCGCGGCAGGACATACCGCTTTCGGCAGAACAAGTACGAAAACACCATCGAGCACGGCATCGCCCTGCTCGAAGAGGCTGAGGTTCTCGTCGCGCACAACGGACTAGGATTCGATGTCCCGGTTCTTGAGCGGCTCTACGACTTCGACCCGATAGGTCGGCATTACGACACGCTCGTAATGTCGCGCATGGTGTTCGCCAACATCAAGGAGTCCGACTACAAGCTCTGGAAAAGAGGAAAGTTCAGGTCGAACCTGGACCCCCACGAAGTGTTTCGTGGCGAACTGATCGGCACGCACGGCCTGGAAGCGTGGGGTATCCGTCTCGGCAAGTTCAAGGGCGACTATGCCAAGATCAGGGAAGCCGAAGCAAAGGCTGCGGGCCTGACCGATCCTGACGACATTTCCCAGTATGTCTGGGGCGAGTGGAATCAGGACATGGACGACTACTGCGTCGGTGACCTCGATGTGACGGAAGCTCTGCTTGATCATATCGAAGCAGAGGACTGGTCCCCGCAATCGACGCGGATCGAGCATCGCGTCCACGATCTCATGTGTCGGCAGGAGGACTACGGCGTTCCTTTCAACGTAGAAGGTGCGGAGAAACTAGACCACAATCTCCGCGAGGAACACAGGAAACTGTCAGATCAGGCTGTCGAGCATTTCGGCATCTGGCACAAGCCGGCGAAATTCTACCGTATCGACCGAAACAACAAGCCGAGAGAAGAGTTCGGCGAGGACGGCACCCGGAAGTGGTGGGCTGAGGTCACGGTCTCCAAGAAGACAATCAAGTACAAGGACCCGGCGAAACCCAACAGGACAGAGGGTGCTGCTTTCTGTCCGATCAAGCTTATGGAGTTCAACCCGAACTCCCGTCCCCAGATCATCGACCGGCTGCAGACGATTTACGACTGGGAGCACGACCCGGAGCAGGTCACGGAGAAAGGTAATCCCAAGGTCAATGACGAGGTCTTGCGCGGCCTAGCACCTCGTATCCCGATCTGTCACTCACTCGCTGAAACCTTCTATTACAAGAAACGACTGGGCCAACTCACGGATGGCAAGAACGCTCTCCTGAGAAAGGTGGATTTCAGGACTGGATTGATCCACGGGCGCGTGAACGCCGGAGGCGCCCAGACAGGTCGTGCCACACATTCCAACCCGAACCTTGCCCAGGTCCCGAAGGTCAAGGCCAAGAAAATAAGTGATGGCGCCATCAAGGTGACCGGTCGGGTCTATCTCGATGAGGATGACGGAATTCTCGGTGTCTATGACGACGTCGCGATCATTTCGGTCGATCACCCGGATGTTGTTGATATCCACGGCAACACAGCCCTCCTGCGTGGGCGGACAGGAGATCACGGGTGGGACTTCCGGGACCTGTTCGGAACGAGCTTCCTGACGAAGCAGGTTGTCGCCAATCCGGACGACTGGACCCAGGTTGGTGCCGACCTCTCTGGCATCGAACTCCGCATGCTTGGGCAACTCCTCGCCGAGTTCGACAATGGCGAGTATATCCGCCTTCTCCTTGAGGACGATATTCACACCGTTCACCAACACGCTGCAGGACTGGATAGTCGGGATAAAGCGAAGACGCTCATATATGCGTTGGTGTATGGGGCTGGAGACGAGAAGCTCGGCTCCATTATTGATCCGCTTGCAAATAGGGCAGAACAAGCGCGCATCGGGGCAGAAGCGCGCCGCAAACTGATGACCCGCCTCCCCGCCCTCGCGAAAGCGATCAAGAAGGTCCAGAAGCAGGCGAAGCTGTCCGGCTATCTGTGGGGTCTGGACAAGCGCAAGCTTTATGTCCGTGGGATGCACTCCGCATTGAACACGCAGCTCCAGTCGAACGGTGCTCTAGTCGCCAAGGTCTGGAACCTCATGGTCGAAGACATGCTCGATGAAGAGGGTCTTCGGCAAGGCTGGGACGGCGATGTTGTCCCCATGCTCTGGGTTCATGATGAGATCCAGTACGCTGCCCGCAAGGAGTGTGCTGAACTTGTCTCCGACTGTATGGTTGAGGCTGCTTACTGTGCTGGGGAATATTTTGACTTCAAGGTTCCAACACCCGCAGAATCCAAGATCGGACCGACATGGGCCTACACGCATTAGTGCGCTGTTAAATATACGCTTTGACGTATAGACAATTTTTATACGCTAAGGCGTATCAGATTAGAACACGACACGTTTATTCTTTTATCGCGTTTCGGCCAATGTTAGGTTGACCTGACTTGGCATGATGGGCAGGAATGTATCAGGCAATATCAAAGCAAGGATCACCTATCCAATGCTCGCACTCGTCTTCGACACAGAAACAACAGGCCTGGTTCATCATTCCAAGCCGGTCCTGGATGCCGCTCAGCCGAATCTTGTTCAGTTGGGCGCGATACTCGGAAATCCGGATACCGGGAAAATATACGGACGCATCGACTCCATTATCATTCCGAATCTCGACGGATATGAGTGGGACATTCCAGAGAAGGTTGCCGACATCCATGGGATCACGACCGCAGAAGCAAACCAGTTCGGGGTTTATCTCCCTGCCCAGCTGGAAGTGTTTCTGGATATGGTCGAGGTCGCGGATGTCGTCGTCGCCCACAATGTCGGATTCGATCTGAAAATCATCGAGATCGCATGCGCCCGGTGCCGGGAGTACGACGTCAAGTCGAAGGATAACCCTCAATTTCTGAACCCGTGGCGAGACAAGCCTACTTTCTGCACACTCAAGGCGGCAAAAGCCGACCCGAGCATCAAGAGCACGTCCGAGCGGGGGACCAATCTCGGATCACTGCACAGGCAGCTGGTCGGTCATGAGATGGAAGGCGCTCACGAAGCATTCGCTGACACGTCTGCTCTGTGGAAAATCTTCTGCATCATGAACCAGAAACTCCAGAAGAAAGGAACCTCGGAGGCCGCATAGGCTGGTATGTCCCAATTCGAATTTTCGGTCTTCGCGGAAGACTTTGTCACCAAGAACCAGAAACAATGGGGCCATGACCGCTCCAAGACGCTCGGTTCTTCCGAGGCCTTCGCCTGCATCCGCAAGGCGTGGTATGCCAAGAACGGAACGCCGCCGGATGAGGACTACCAGGATTCATGGGGCGCCATGGAGCGTGGTAACGTCATGGAGGATCATTGGTTCGTCCCAGTGATGCGGCATGGCATCAAAACCTTCTTTCCGGATGCCAAATTCTACGGCGCCGGCGCGCATCAGACGACACTGATTTCAGGCCTCCTGTCCACAACACCTGATGGCTTCGTCGTCGGCGTTCCGCGTGATTGCCTCGCCCACAAAGGCATCCCCGATATCGGACAGGACCCGGCTCTTCCGGAGGGATTCGGCTCCCTGCTCACGGAAGCCAAGACCATCGATCCGCGTGTCAATCTCCAGGAGGAGAAGACTGTTCACCACGGCCAGACCCAGGTCCAGATGGGGATTGTCCGAGACGAGACTCCGTTCACGCCGAACTATGCCGTCATCATCTACACCGATGCAAGCTGGTATGACGTCAACACCCAGTTCGAGATCAAGTTCGATCCTCATCTCTACGAAGACGCCAAGAAAAGGGCCGAGCAGGTGATGACCTGTACTGATCCCATGGAACTTTTGCCTGAAGGTCGGATTACAGGCGACTGCCGGTACTGTCCTTTTCAGGACACCTGTTACGAGCAGGCCAAGGGGCGCGCCCCGAAAGAGGACAACTCCGACGGATTGACGGAAGAGGAACGCGAGGAAGTTCATGCCCTTGCGAGAGAAGAGCGTCAGCTGAAGTCGGCTGTGAAAGACGCCGAGGGCCTGCATAAGGACGCCATCGAGCGCCTCAAGGCAGCGATGGAATCCCTCCAGACCAAGCGCGTAAATTTCGAGGACGGAGGAAAGGTCTCCTACTCATTCGTCTCCGGCAGGAAATCCCTGTCGAAAAACAAGATGATTGAAGCCGGACTCGACCCTTCTGACTTCGAGGAAGAAGGCAAAGGCTATTCCAAGATCACTGTGACGGAGCCGAAAGGATAGCTCCACAGCGATGGCGACTCCAACGGAGCGCGTACCACCGGGCATGCGCCCAACTCACCCACAAACATGGAGAGAACCTGTGAAATGGGACAATTGACCACCACCAACCAAGGCGGCGCCCTGGCGCACCTTGATCTTGAGACCGTCGAAGACGTCTTCGGAGGCCTTTCCCAAGGCGTCGGAGACGGCGGGAATTACGGTAAGTTCAACGGCAATACCGGCGACTACACATGGGGGCAGACCGACGATCTGATCGAGCACGGCTCGCAGGTTCTCGTCGACTACTCGACGGCATTCCTCGGCTGGCTTTGCTGGATGGACGGCAAGGTCGAAGACCGGGAGACCGTGAATGTCTTCGACGGGAAACCCCCGCTTGAAAAAGACCTTCCAGATCACGGTCCGTACAACAGTTCCGACGACGGCTGGGGCCCGACCTGCGGTTTCAAGCTGTTCCTCGAAGACGGCACCGAAATCACCCTGAATCTGAATTCGCGCTCCGGTGACATCGCATTCCGGCGTCTTCTCGGCGACATTGGCAAAGGCGCACGCAAGAATCCCGGCAAGCTGCCTGTGGTTGAGATCGGCGCGGCGGCTTTCGAGAACAAGAAGTCTCGCGGCAAGAAATACGCCCCGACCTTCGAGATCGTCGCATGGGAAACGCCGGACGAATATCTCGGCACATCTCGTGGAGAAAATCCCGACGACTACGAGAATGACGAGCAGTCCGGCGATGACGGTGATGGCGGCATCCCGACCAATGAAGATGCCAAAACTGCGACTGCTCGGAAAGCTTCTGCGGCCAAGGAGGACACACCTCCTCCGGCAACGCGTCGTCGTCGCGAAGAACCTTCCGCCGAAAGGGAAGAAGAAGGACCGACCGACGAAAAACCGAAACGTCGTCGGCGCAAGGTGTAGCGCTTAGCCAGCGCTCGCAGGGGGAGGCCGACCCGGCCTCGCAGGCCTCCCCCTACTTTTCACAGGTCAGGAGTAAGACATGTTCGGTCGAGAAGACGCATACGCAATGTTCCGTGGACAGTACGGTCGAGACCCGAGTTCACCTGCCGAGCTTGTTTCATTCGGTAGAGGCGTCCTTAAAGCCGATCTTGAAAGGATTGGCCTGACGAGCGACCAGGCGCATGTGGTGACCGACAGGCTCGCTCGTTTTGTCCTCACGCGCGAGACCGAGAAGGCGATGATGGTCGGAACCGAGTTTTGCAACATCATCGAGAACAACACGGATATCCCTGCTGCCAAGATGTACGACGCACTGGCCGGATATATGCGCCTGTGCTGGAAAGCCTATCCTCCTACGCGAAACCTGGAATTCAGTGAAGCTGACACGTCCGTTCCGGACGAAATCACTGTCTGCGCGGTGCAGGCGAAACTCGCTGGCCGGGTCATGATCCGCGACTTTGTCTCAAGCGGCGCCGGGAGCGTATTCTCCGTGGTTGGTCCATCAGGCGAAGTCTTGTCCTGCGTCGATGAACTTGAACCGGGTCATGCTGTTATCCTGTGTGACTATCAGGATGACGGCGAGATCATCGAGAACGACATCGGGGTCGGGTTCGTCGTCAAATTTGTCCGGGACGCAAGAGGGACCGCGCATCTCTTTGATTATCTCGGAGACAATTACCTTCTCGGCACGCCGACCATGTTCCCGACAGAAGACGACACAGAGACTGTCATGCGGGAATCCGGAATCCTTGACGCGGCAGCCTATCTCCCTGAAGTCCTGGATGAAGTCTACGTCGAAGGCATCACCATTCTGAGAGTGGCCTGACAATGGTGGAACTGTCTCAGAAACAGGGGGAGGCCGTTAAGTCCGTGAAGGACTGGTTTGCTAATGATTCCGGCTACAAGAAAGCATTCCGTGGAGCCGGACTGGCGGGGGTCGGCAAGAGCGAAATTCTTCCTTTTATCCTGAATGATTTGGGACTCCACAAGAAAGGTGAAGTCCTCGCCATGGCGCCTACCGGAAAAGCCGCCAAGATCATGTCTGACAAGTTCAGCAAGCAAGGTCTTCACCTTCAGGCGAACACGGTTCACTCGACGATCTATTCTCCGAACGCCACGGCTCTCGATCTCATCCAGGAGCAGATGGAGAAGACGGAAAAAGAACGCGAACGCGCAGCTGCTGCAGCCGACCGCGAGCAGGTCACCATCCTCGAACGTCGCCTGAAAGTGCTTGGACGCGATTTCGACAGGCAGGTTCAGAAAGGCGACAGTCCGACCTTTTCGCTTCGGGCCGTGAACGAGAAGATGGAGAAGGCCAAGCTCATCATCCTTGACGAGGCCTCTATGCTGAACGAGGAGATGGCTGCCGATATCCTCTCTTTCGGCGTGCCTGTGTATGCAACAGGCGATCCGGGACAGCTCCCTCCAGTGGAAGGCGACCAATGGTTCCGGGAAGACAATGCTGATTTCTTCCTGACAGAGATACACCGCCAGGCAGCGGACAATCCGATCCTGAAGCTCGCTCACGATGCCCGGAACGGGGTGATGCCGAAGATGGGTGACTACGGGCAGGGCGTCAGAGTCATGGAACGTCGCAAGGATGATGTCACCTACAATCTCGACAAGGACGCTACGATCATCGTCGGGACCAATGCCAAGCGGTACGCGATCACGCGCAAACTTCGAGGACTCATGGGCCTGGAACCCATGGAAGGACCTTTCGAAGGGGAGCCCTTAATGATTACGCGAAACTCTCGGAAGACCCCCGGCTTGGTTAACGGCATGGAAGTTATAAGTGCAATTGATCACGGAGCGATGCATGAGGGACATCCAGAATTCATGCTTGCACTTATAGTCGATGGAAAAGCTAAGAACGTGGTGTGTGTTCAATCCATTTTTGAGCAACACTGGCTTGGAAAGGGAAAATACACATGCGGTAAAAACGATCTTTATAGGGCATTACGAGAGAATGAATATGTCGATTTCGGTCATGCCATAACCGCGCATAAGTCTCAAGGCAGTCAGTACGAAGAAGTTGTGATTCATGATGAGTCTTCAGTGTTCGGAGACGAGCGCTTTCGCTGGATGTACACCAGTTTAACTCGTGCAACCGATAGATTGACTGTGATCCTATGATGGAGGAATGGAGAAGTATTGCAGAATTTGAGGGATCATATGAAGTATCTAACCTCGGACGAGTCAGAAGAATAAGATTAGTGAGAGGTGCGCCAAAAGTTCCATTTATTCTTTCTACGTGGACCTCTAATTCCGGGTATGTCCAAGTCAAATTGAAAAATAATGGAAGATCATCTAATAAGTACATTCACAGATTAGTTGCATACCATTTTTTGGATAAGAAATCTGACTTAACAGAAGTGAACCATTTGGACGGAAACAAGACGAACAACAAGGTAGACAATCTTGAGTGGGTTTCTAAGAGTCAAAATCAATTACACAAAAATAGGGTCTTGCGATTAAATCAATACAAGGTTCACGTCTTTTTGTCTCCGGAAGGTGTTCGTCACGAAACTACCAATTTATCCGAATTCAGCGAGAAGCACGGACTTAATAGGCAGAGCATGGGACGAGTGTCATCAGGAAGAGAAATCACCACAAAGGATGGCGACGAGCCTCCTAAACACTAAACTCTAGAAGGAAAGGATGACATACAAGAAACATGACTGCCTTATAGGCTTCACTGGCTTCAAGGGGTCCGGAAAGGATACAGCGGCCAAGGTCCTCATCGAAGAAGAGGGGTTCGAGAAAGTCGCCTTCGCCGGAGGACTGAAGCATATGCTTCGTTCCGCCATGCTCGAAATGGGTCTGGCTCCAGAGTATATCGAGGAATGTATCGAGGGAGGGTACAAGGAACTCCTTTGCGCTTATCTGACGCCTCAGAGACTCTGTGAATACAGAATCCTCCACGCAATGGTCCGAAGCCTGATCGAGTACCAGGGCGGCTCATTTAAACCGGATGTCTTCGGTGAGACGTGGCAAGGATATTGGGAATCCAGCGAACTTCTGGCCGGCAAGACATACGAAGACGCTTGGGTTTCCCTCTTCGATGTCATGGAGGCGCTCGGCACATGGCAGGAAGCCCAGACTCCCCGGCATGTCATGCAACAGCTCGGAACCGAGTGGGGTCGAGACAGGATCGCACCGGATTTCTGGATCAACGTGACCAACCGAAGAGTCGACCTGTTCGACCGCGTGGTCATTACAGACTGTCGGTTTCCGAACGAAGCCGATTATATCCGCAAGAAGAAGGGCCGTCTCGTCCGGGTTACCCGTGTAAGTAAGGTCCCTGATCTGCGCCACTCTTCCGAGAATCAGATCATGGAGCTTCCTGTCGACGAGGAGATCGACAACAATTCGTCTGTGGAAGCTCTGAGGGCTATGGTCCTGTCCCGGTTCTCCGATTTCCAGTCCTCTAAGCGCATGGGGATGGTGTGATGGGTCGACAGTATGTCCCGTCGCTGATCGGCGGACCCAAGATCGTCGAGGAAACCAGTGAACTGTGTCAGGCTCTCATGAAAGCGGCCTACCGGACCCCGAACGCGCCGACCAAGGTTCTCATGAGGAATATCGAGGACGAGATTGCGGATTCTTATGCGGCTCTCGACACATTCTGCGCCATTTACGGGAATCCCAAAATGGTAGACGGAATCGATGTGAATCGTCTTCAACTCCGTCGAAGGAAGAAGTTCAGAAAGAACATCGAGCGCCACGCCGAAGAAGACCTTAATGGCCTGATCGATGGATGATCTTGTCTGGGAACCAGAAGGACCTTGTCCCGATCCGTCTTGCACCGGGACGATAGAGATCGATAACTCAGGTTGCTGCTGCCACTTAAACCCACCATGCGGCTGGTGCGAAAGAAGCGAAGGGGCTTACTGCACAGAGTGCCTCGAACACCCTGAAACGACCATCAAAAACCTAACCGAAGAGAACGAAAGGAATGAAACACAGGACGACAGTTGTGTACACAGATGGGGAGGTCGGGACCCATTTATCCAATCAGCGCCCAAGCATCAAAACAATCGGGGATGGTCACTTCCTGATGATTGAACTGAAGGACGAGCCTGGCCACGAGCCCGTCGAGATGTTGTTTCTCTCTTCCCACAACATCTTCAGTGTCGGCGTTAAAGAGGTCTCGGAATGACCACGATCAGCGCAGAGATCGTCGCCGACAGTGTCGCCTATTACGACGAATATCCGAAAGTCAGAAGCCGGATCACGACTGTAGCCTTGAAGTATCCGAGGTTCATACATTGTTTCCACCCGGATACAGAGTTCCTGTCTCAAATTGGAGATGAGTATCCGCGTTGGCGGAGCTTTGAATCAATTCAAGAAATCGGCGCAAAAGTTGCTCAATATTCCCCCAATGGGGAGTCTTTGGAATTTGTCTATCCTTACGGCGCCGTCAAAAAACAATCTTCTAGTTTGGTTGTCCATAAAAGAAAAACATTCGAACTGGCTGTTACGCCGGAACACAGAATGTTTAGCCTTCGGCGGACCACAGGGAACAGTTGGCAGCCTCATGTTGACACCGCAATTGAATGGGTCGGCGAATACGCCGCGCACAGGAGGATACCCCAAGCTGGTTATCTCTCAGAAGATTCCAGGTCCGACGTCCTTAAAGAAGAGGCGGCTTTAATAGCCTTCTATGTAGCAGACGGGCATCGTCCTAAAACAGGGAATAAGGTCCAATTCCATTTCAGGAAAGAACGGAAAGCTGAGTTTGTAACAAGATGTCTGAACACTCTCGGCATCGAGTATACAGAATCAAGATATGATAGAGATATTGTTATTAAATTCGATCCACCGCATTGGGTGGATGACTGCTATTGTGAAACAGAGAAAAAATATCCAGATTTTATCTGGAACATGCCGAGCGATGTCTTTTGTCATTTTCTGGAGGCAGTCCTCTTGGCAGATGGGTGTGTCTCCAACAACGAAATTAACACCACGAGTTCTATAGCCGCCAATCAACTACAAATTCTATGCACGTTGAACGGTAAGGCAATGAATATCCGAAGCTATAAAGGCGGACTCTTCAAGCAAAAAATTCAAGACACGAACTACGTGTCGTTCAGGTCTGATAAAAACTCTCTCGAAGAGATAGGGTACAAAGGAGAAGTTGTGTGTTTCTCCGTACCAACTTCATTCTTACTTGTTCGCTACAAGGGATTCGCCTTTGTTTCCGGCAACTGCGAACTCATGACTCACCGCGTCTTCAGCCGGAACGCGTCGTCTTCACGGGCGATTCCCGTCGAGAAGATGATCGACTTCATTCTCGCAGACACGGCCCGACCGGTTCACTGGGGGAAAAACCAGCCCGGCATGCAGGCACGGGAAGAACACGACGAGGATGTTCCTGGAAGGGGGGAGGTAAATCAGGAGACAGGATACCAAGAATACGGTCGCCTGACCAGAGAAGAGGCGTGGAACTCAGCACGAGACGACGCGATCTCGTGGGCGCGTAGATTCCACGAGGCAGGATATCACAAGCAGATCGTCAACCGTCTTCTTGAGCCTTTTGTCCATATCAATGTCCTGGTGACGGCGACGGACTGGGACAATTTCTTCGAACTTCGCGCGCACCCCGATGCTCAGCCGGAGATACGCCTTCTTGCGCATCAGATCATGGACGCGATGGAAGCTTCGACTCCCAAGCGCCTGAATCCCGGCGAATGGCACCTCCCCTTCGTCACGTCACAGGACAAGATGAAGAAGTCTCATCACGCCTTCATGACAGGGATCGGGAAGGATGAAATCCTTCGAAGAATTTCCGCCGCGCGCTGTGCTCGGGTCAGCTACAAGACATTCGACGGGAAAGTCCCCTCGATCGAGGCAGACCTTAAGCTGTTCGACAAGCTCGCTTCTGGCAGGCCGCTACATGCTTCGCCTCTGGAGCACCAGGCAACGCCTGTGATCGGACACGGACTGGTGGAAGACCCGTTCACAAGGGAGAACCTGTTCCTGACAGGCGACATCTCTGCCAATTGCCGGAATTTCACGGACTGGATGCAGTATCGGGCCTTCTGGGAAGCAGAGGTTTCCAGAAAGGAGAAAGGAACCGAGGCCATTCACTGATGGCCAAGTACGCACCAATCTCCAAGGACGAGATCGAGGCCTGCATCCAGAATGGAATGACACGAGCGGACATGATCGAGTTTTTCGGTTGCTCGCGTCATCACATGAAAATGGAACTGGCCCGTCACGGCATCAATCTGAAGCACCGGACATGCTCCATCCGGCGAACTGTCAGAAAACCTAAACTCTACAACCCGTGGAGCGAGGACGAGGACGACCTACCTGACGACTTCGATCCGGACGATATTCCGATTGAACGCATATCAGTCTGTCAATTGACGCAGTTGGAGAGAGCGATTCTGATCCTCGGAGACAGGGTCCGAACAACTCCGGATGGCTACTTTCTGGACCGGACTCCGGTTTCGGTTCAGCGTCTTTTGAAGGAAGCTGGTCTGGATCAATAAGAGTACGCTTAATTTGCCTAAAACCTCGTTTTATGGTAGGTTAAGAAGCTCGACAGATCACCCTAAAACACAGAAAACGCACCCGCCAGTCCTCTGGCGGAAGAGGGCTTAATGCGCTTTGAAGTCAAGACGGATCGCTCAAGAAATGACTACCTATCCGAATTCTCCCACGTCACTGTCAATGAGCGCTATCTCGCTGACGGAGAACGAGACGTACAGGACGCACTAGCCCGAGCGTCCTCTGCCTATGCAGACAATCAGGAACACGCACAGAGACTGTACGAGTACGCGTCAAAACTCTGGTTCGGGTTCTCTTCTCCCATTCTTGCCAATGGGGGGACAGATCGTGGACTGCCCATTTCCTGCTATCTGAACCATGTTGACGACAGCCGGGAAGGAATCTTCGCCCACTACACGGAAAACGGGTGGCTTGCCTCTAATGGAGGGGGCATCGGCGGGAATTGGAGCGCTCTGCGGTCTTCTGGAGTGGCAACATCAAGAGGCTCGGCGTCTGGTGGGTCTATCCCGTTCATCAAGGTCGTGGACAGCCTCATGCTGGCCACGAACCAGGGCCGAACAAGAAGGGGTTCTTATGCCGCCTATCAGGATATATCCCATCCTGAAATCGAAGAATTTCTCGACCTAAGAAAGCCGAGTGGAGGGGATACGAATCGGCGCGCTCTCAATCTGCACCACGGCGTAAACATAACGGACGCCTTCATGCGCTGCGTGGAGGACGACTCTCTGTGGGACTTGATCGATCCTCACACCGGCAAGGTTACGAAAACCGTAAAGGCCCGGAGCCTATGGCAGAAGATCATCAACAACCGGATTCTGACCGGTGAGCCCTACCTCCACTTCATTGATGCGTCCAACAGGGCACTGCCAGATCCACTGCGACGCGCCGGACTCGAAATCCGCCAATCCAATCTCTGCTCGGAGATCGTTCTCCCAACCGACGAGGACTACACGGCTGTCTGCTGCCTGTCGTCCGTGAATGCCGAGAAGTTCGACGAATGGAAGGATGATCCGTACTTCCTGGAAGACCTTGCCAGGATGCTGGACAATGTCCTCGACGCCTTCATAGAAAAAGCCCCCGAAGAACTCTGGAGAGCCAAACGGTCGGCGAAATTCGAGCGCTCCATCGGCTTGGGATGCATGGGACTCCACGCAAGATTCCAATCTCTCGGAATCCCATTCGAGAGCGAAGCCGCTTCATACGAGAATGCGCGCATCTTCTCTCACATCGAAGAAGGGATGACGGAAGCCTCGAAGAAACTCGCCCGTCTGCGGGGCGAGGCGCCTGCCATGCTCGGGACGGGTCTGAGGTTCTCGCACAAGACGGCTATCGCGCCAAATGCGACATCGAGCATCATCTGCGGGAACACAAGCCCCAGTATCGAGCCTCGCACTGCGAACGCCTATTTGCACAAGACCCTGTCCGGGTCGTTCATGGTCAGGAACCCGATCCTGGAGAGCCGTCTGGAAGAGATCGGCATGAACACACAGGAGGTGTGGCTCTCTATTGTTGCGAATGAGGGCTCTGTCCAGCATCTGGACTTTCTGAGCGATCACGAGAAGGCGGTGTTCAAGTGCGCCAAGGAAATCGACATGAACTGGGTTGTTCGCCTGGCCGCTGAACGCCAACTCTTCATCGATCAATCACAGAGCGTGAACCTGTTCTTCCCGCGTGGTGTGTCTGCGCGTGTCGTGAACGAGGTTCACTTCCTTGCATGGAAGATGGGCCTGAAGTCTCTCTACTATTTCCGGTCCGAGACCGAGAGCCGAGTCAAGGCCGTCTCGGTGAAGACAGAGCGTAATCTCATCCGCACACCCCCTCCGTCCGAAGAATGCCTGGCCTGCGAGGGCTGAGATCACACATGACCCAACAAAACCTCTTCCCTTCTCCTGTCTTCCAGGAGCGCTCCAACTACAAGCCGTTCGACTATCCCTGGGCTTTCGAAGCCTACGATCTCCAGCAGAAGATGCACTGGCTTCCGCACGAAGTTCCGCTGGCCGAAGATGTCAAGGACTGGAACTTCAACCTGTCAGAAGGCGAGCGTGAGCTTCTGACTCAGCTGTTCCGTTTCTTCACTCAAGCAGATTCTGACATATCAGAAGGCTATGCCAGCAAATACATCCCGGTCTTTCCCAAGCCCGAACTGCGCATGATGCTCATGGCGATTGCCGCGTCTGAAGCCAACCACATGCACTCCTATTCGCTTCTGATCGACACACTCGGTCTTCCGGACGAGGAGTATGTGGCGTTCCGGGAATACAAGGCCATGGCGGACAAGCACGACTACATGTTCAAGCGCCAGGCAGAAGGACTGTCGCAGGAACAAGCGACCGCCCTTGATCTCGCCGTCTTCTCTGCTTTCGGGGAAGGTTTGCAGCTCTTCTCGACCTTCGCCATTCTGATGAACTTCCAGCGTCGGGGAAAGATGAAGGGAATGTCCACCATCGTCGAGTGGTCGATCCGTGACGAAGGCTGGCACGTGGACAGCATGACACGCCTGTTCCGAACCGTGATCGAGGAGAACCCGCATATCTGGACAGACGATTTCAAAGGCCTGATCTACCAGGCCTGCAGGGATATGGTCAGGCTTGAAGACGCCTTCATTGACACAGCCTTCGCGACAGGCGAAGTCGACGGACTCACTGCCGAAGACGTGAAGGAGTATATCAGGTACATCGCTGATCGCCGGCTAATGCAGATCGGACTGAAATCGAATTATGGTGTGGAATCGAACCCATTTGACTGGCTGGACTGGATCATGTCAGCCCCCACTCATGCCAATGTTTTCGAGCAGCGCTCGACCGAATACGGCAAGGGGACTCCTTCTGACTGGGAAGAGGCTATGACAGAGTTGCCGGAGTTGAGCGCACGCAATGATCGGAAAAACCTGTCCGTCGTGATCTACTCTAAGCCTGGGTGTTCGTGGTGCGCCTACGCGAAGGCCGTGGCCCAGAGCAGAGGCGTTGCTTACGAGATCCGGTCTCATGAGGAGTATCCGCACAAAACGGAAGGTGTCTCTGTCACGTGGCCCAGAATCTTCCATCGTCTTTGGGACGGGTCCGACGGTGATCTCATAGGCGGGGCTACCGATTTCGTCAAGGTAACCTCGACCCAAGGTTAACCTTTCATCCCCCTTTTTCGGAAAACCTGAAGACGACTTCCCTGATCTTTTTCAGCAAAATGTCAGGTAGGTCTTGCTTTCTCAGATCATGGTGTTAGGTATCGGTCAAGATATTTGTGCAACGCACCAAACTTGGGAATGGTCTTGGGCGGGAAAGGCCCGATAGAATGTCTGAGATTTCTTCTACTGCCTCGCCGGTCCCTTA